AGATGGCCTTCAAAGCTGGAGGCAAAGTAAAAGCACCTTGGGATAAACCAAGGCCAAAGGACCTGCCAAAGCCCAAAAAACTATCGTCGGCTGCAAAAGCCGGCGCCAAGGCCGCAGCAAAAGCAGCCGGACGCCCCTATCCCAATCTGGTAGACAACATGCGGGCAGCCGCAAAAAGGAACTGATATGGGAAAAAACCTGAAATACGGCGAATTTACGTTCGCTCCATCACCTGCTCGCCCAACAGGGCGCACAGTCTCGACTGCAAAGTCAACCAAGGGCATCCCGAAGGCCATGTACGATGCACCGCACGCCATGAAAAACGGCGGAATGTGCAAAGGCTACGCTGAAGGTGGCCCAAAAATGCCTGCTCGTCGTGAACCCGAAGCCATGGTCCGCAAGGAAGTGGCTCTTTTGCGCAAAGCCGGAGCCCCCAAGGCCCTAGTTCAGCACGAAGTGCGTGAAGTTCGTGGCGAAAAGGACACTCCAGCCACCAAAAAGGCCGAAGTCTCCATGATGCGCAAGGCAAAAGCTCCTCTGAGCATGATTAAAGAGGAGATGATGGAGCCAACCGGCCTGAAAAAGGGCGGGGCTGCCAAGATGGACATGAAAATGGGCAAAGTCATGCGTGAGTATGGCAACCGTGAGCTCCATTCTGGCTCCAAGACTGGTCCGGTCGTGGAAAACCCCAAGCAAGCCATCGCAATCGCGTATTCTGAGGGCCGAAAAGCCAAAAAGATGAGCGAGGGCGGCCAATATGGCGCAGCTGCTCCTGGCAAGATGGCATCAGAAGGCAAGGCCGTTGACAAGATGGCCAAGAAGTTCGGTACCGAGACCCAGAAGTACGCCAAGGGTGGTTCTGTTGAGGCAAAACTGGAAAAGCACGCAAATATGCCCGCCAGTAAAGCCCACGGTCCTGGTGCCGGAGCCAAACTTGCAAAAGGCGGCGTGCCGACGTTCTCAAAAGTACCAAAATTTGGACGGATGAGATAAAATAAAAGCAATCCCCCGGGTCTGCCCTTGACGGCAAGCCGAAATTTAACGAATAGGAGCAGATCCGGTGGCAGTTTCAGGCACAGTCAGCACGACGGTTTTCAATACGCGTAAGGTCATTGACCACGCGTACCGTCGTTGCCGCATTCCTCCTGAAGGCATCTCCTCAGAGCAGATCAGCTTTGCTCTTGACACGCTTTACCTGATCCTCAGCATGTTGGCCAATCGTGGCTTGCAGCTTTGGTGCATTGAGCGCTACTTGATGCCTCTCTACCAAGCGCAAGGCTTGATGACGATGCCAAATGGTATTGTGGACATCCTCAACACCAACTTGCGCACCGTTGAAGTTGTCAACACGACTTCTGTCAACACAACCACATCGACCACCTACCAAACGATCTTCTCAGCGGCGACGCAAGTCACTACTGTCGGGATTGAATGGTCAGGTGCCTCGACTAGCTATGCATTGGAAACATCCTCAGATGGTGTCACCTGGACCACCGTTGCAACCGAGGACAATCCAAATGCAGTGGCGAATGACGTAACATGGGTTGACATTCAGGGGTCCCTAGCGACCCTCTATTTCAGAGTGAGAGCCACTACTGGCACACTCAACCAAACTCCAGTGCTACTGGCCAACACGCCAAACGAGATCCCTATGGCTCGCTTGAACCGTGATGACTACGTCAACCTGCCAAACAAGGCATTTGAAGGCCGTCCGCTGCAATTCTGGGTTGATCGCTTGCTGAACAACCCTGTGTTGTACTTGTGGCCTGTTCCATCAGCCCAGTTTGTCACTGCCCAAGTGGTCGTTTGGGTCAAGCGCTACATCATGGATGTTGGCACGATGACTCAAGAGATTGAAGTGCCGCAGCGCTGGTATGACGCCATCGTCTACTTGCTGGCTTCACGCTTGGCTGAAGAGACTCCGACAGTGGACCCTCAGATGATCGCCATCTTGGACCAGAAAGCGCAACGTTCGCTGCTGGAAGCCGAGAACGAGGAACGCGACGATTCTCCGATCTATCTAACCCCCAACATTGCGGTGTACACACGATGAGCATCTGGCTAGACACTCGAGGACGCAGCGTACTTGGTATCGCTGTCTGTGCTCGCTGCAGCCGCAAGATGAGCATCGATGACTTGTTCTCCGATCCAAACTCACCCGGGCTGAGAGTATGCCGCGAAGACCTCGATCAACTTGATCCGTACCGTCTGCCTCCTCGTCAGCCTGACAATATCACCTTGCCGTTTGTAAGGCCTGATTTGCCGCTCAACACCAACCCATCTGGCTTGGTCACCGAAGACGACAACAGCTTCCTGATCGGCTCAAATGACGAGTACCTGATACCATGACCGTACCATCAAACCTCGTACCAACCGCAATCACTGACTTGCCTGTTGCGCCGAATCCGGTGCCAACGGCGACGATGGTCTGCGTCATCCAAGGTATCACCTACCAGGTCCAATTTATCGACCTGCAATCCACCATCTCCGTCCCAGCTTCTCGCGAGATCAACACAGGCGGCGGCCTCCAAGGCGGCGGCGACTTGTCGCAAAACCGCACTTTGAGCATTGCAACTGGTGGCGTGACCAGCGACAAGTTGGCAGACAGCGGCGTGACGGCCGGTACGTATGGTTCTGGGGCCATGATTCCCGTGGTCACAGTAGATGCTAAGGGCCTGGTCACGAGCGCGACAGAGACCGCCCTGGTCATTTCTGGGTATGTTCCTGACACCCGCCAGATCATTGCTGGCAACGGTTTGACCGGCGGCGGCAACTTGCAGGCCAACCGGACACTTTCCGTCAACTTCACGACAAACACCCCATTGGCTTTGGGCTCTGCAAGTGTTGGCACCGACAACGATGTCAGCCGCGGAGACCACGTTCACCCTGCATTAAACTTGGCCAGTTCTACTGAGTTGACTGGCGTCTTGCCGATTGCTCATGGCGGAACAGGAACCAACATCACAGTGTTGACTCCAGGTGCTGTCTGGTACACTGACGGGACAAATCCATTTTTGTCAACCGTCCAAGGCACGACCAATCAAGTTCTGATTAGCCAAGGTTCTTCTGCTCCAATCTGGGGTTCTGCCCTTGTGGTGACTCCTCAGCTTGCCAATGTAGTTTATGCTGGACCGGCCTCTGGCGGAGCAGCCGACCCCAATTTTCGTGCTTTGGTCAATGACGACATCCCGACAACCCTGACTGGTAAGACCATGAGCGGGGCGCTGAACAACTTCAGCAGCATCCCAAATGCAGCCTTGGTCAACAGCTCGATGACAATCAACGGGGTATCAATCTCGTTGGGCACTTCTGCTACCATCACTGCAGCAGCTCCTCACGCCTTGACCATTGGAACGGGCCTGACTGGAACCAGCTATGACGGATCAGCTGACGTCACAATCGCAATTGATAGTTCTGTTGCCACGCTGACTGGTGTTCAAACCCTGACCAATAAGACTATCAGCGGTACGTACAACACGTTCAGCAATATTCCCAATTCGGCCTTGGTGAATAGCTCACTAACCGTGGGCACGACTAACATTGCTTTGGGTGGAACCAGCCTGACGCTTGACGGTTTGACTTCTGTCACCGTCACGCAAGACCCTACGTCTGATCTTCAGCTTGCTACCAAGCAGTATGTAGACAACATTGCCCAAGGTCTTGATCCCAAGGCATCTTGCGTTTACGGCACGACTGGCATCATCACGCTTGCCGGCTTGACCACTCAAGCTGGTGGTGATTGGGCATCAAGCTTGTCTGGCGGTGAACGCATCTTGGTCAAAAACCAAGCAAACGCGGCACAAAACGGCATCTACATTGCTTCGTCTGGCACTTGGGCACGATCAGCAGACATGAACACTTGGTCTGAGGTTCCCTCGGCCTTTACGTTCATTGAAGACGGCACAACTCTTGCGGACACTGGTTGGGTGACTACGGCAGGGGCAGGCGGCACGATCGGCGTGACAGCCATGCCTTGGGTGCAGTTCAGCGGAGCTGGTACCTATACTGCAGGCACTGGTCTGACCCTGACAGGTACGCAATTTAGCATCACCAACGTTGGAACAGCTGGAACCTATGGTTCTGCCAGCCAGGTGCCCGTGTTTGTCACGAACGCACAAGGCCAAGTCAGCTCGGTCACCAACACATCGATCTCCATCTCCACAAGCCAAGTGACTTCTGGCACGCTGCCGATTGCGCGCGGCGGTACCAACAGCACAACGACTCCGACTGCTGGCGCAGTGGCTTACGGAGACGGTTCGTCTTACCAATTCAGTACAGTAGGAACGGCCGGCCAGGTTTTAGTGTCTACTGGCACAGGTGCTCCCGCCTGGTCGACTGGCTCAACGTCTGTTGGAACCCCCGCCTACTACGGCAACTTCTACGACACAACGGCCACCCAAACTGCAGCCAATACGACTACGGCCTATCCGGTCAAAATCAATAGTGACTATGGGTCAAACGGCGTGTCGGTCTCGACTGACGGATCAGGCAACAAGACCCTGATCACGTTCGCGCATGCTGGAACCTACAACTTCCAGTATTCGATCCAATTCACTAATACTGATGCAGGATCCGAGCACAACGTCAACGTCTGGTTCCGCAAGAATGGACAGACTGCAGCAGCGGACATTGCAAATTCTGCTAGCCAGTTCACGATTCCATCTAAGCATTCCGGTGTCAATGGTCAGCTGATTGCTGCTGTCAACTTTGTGGACACGGTTGCCGCTGGCGACTACTATCAGCTTGTGTTCCAAGTTGAGAGCACAGGCGTCTACATCGAGACCATTCCAGCGGGTACGACTCCTGTGACTCCAGTCTCGCCTGGCGTGATCTTCACAGCCATTGCTGCTCCATATATTGGCCTTGGCTATGGCGGCATGACATCGTCCACATCGACGACGATTGGAACAGGCAGCAAAGGCTTTGTGGTCAACACAAGCTCTGGCAACTCGGCCTACACGGTCGGAACCCGCGTTCGCATCAGCGACCAGTCTAATGTCAACAACTTCATGGAGGGTCCGATCACTGCCTACAGTGGCACCTCAATGACCGTTGACGTTCAGAACTACGGCGGCTCTGGAACCATTGCTGCTTGGAACTTCTCAGTTGCAGGCGTGCAAGGTTCAAATGGAGTGACATATTTCAGCGGTGGAACGACTGGCTTAACGCCAGCGTCACCTACAATTGGATCCATCACGCTTGCAGGCACCTTGATTGCTGCGAACGGCGGTACAGGGCTTTCAAGCTATGCTGTTGGGGATCTCCTCTACGCAAACACGACGACCTCACTTGCAAGTTTGGCAGATGTTGCAGTTGGAAATGCCCTGATCTCCGGCGGAATTGGAGTGGCTCCTAGCTGGGGCAAGATCGGTTTGACAACCCATGTCAGTGGGACCCTTCCAATTGCAAACGGTGGTACGAATGCAACTGCCACCCCAACTGCAGGCGCTGTTCCTTACGGGGACGGCACAAAATATGCATTCAGCTCAGCCGGCACGTCTGGCGACTTTTTAATCTCAGGGGGTACTGGTTCACCTACCTGGACTAGCACAATCTCTGGAGGAACCTACGCATGACCACGATCCTGATCAAGAAAAAGGACACTGCCGGCGCACCAGTCGCGGGTGACCTGACCAACGCAGCAGGCGGCGCTGAAATTGCCGTCAACACAGCCACCAAGCGCATTTACAGCAAGGACAGTGGCGGCAACGTCATTGAGATGGGTACTTACCCATCCTCCATGGCTGTTCAGGGGGCTTTGTCCGCAACAGGCGCAACGACTTTAAACGGCAACGTCACCCTTGGAGATGCTGCCGCAGATAACGTTACTGTGAACGGCACGATCACCAGCAACTTGATCTTTACCGACAATACGTACGACATTGGCGCATCAGGCGCAACTCGTCCTCGTAACTTGTACTTGGCGGATACCGCTGTAGTGGGCAACGCGTTTGTCAGTGCGCAAAGTGGTACGACAGCCAGCAACTCAATTGCCAACGCATCGTTTTACAACGGAAAAAATGCCCTAACTTTCTATCCACAACTGTTGAATGGTGGATACAACTCCGTCGTCCAAGTGAACGACTACGGGGTGATGCTCGCAGATACCAGTGGTTCAGGATACAACTACGGCTTGACTATTGGCAAGCACAACGGCGGAGCCATTCGAATTGGTTCGGCTGCAGAAAATATGCAGTTTGGCATCAACTCAGCGGTTGTTGCGCAGCTGAGCACTCGAGCTCTTGGTATTGGTCGTGCACCTAATACTGCTTGGGGCACTAACTGGAACGCCGTTGAACTTGGCGGGACTTCGGGGGGCGTGTTTGCATCAGTCAATGGGGCGGCTCTCATAACCAACGCCTACAACGACAACACCAACTGGAGGCGAATTGGTGCTGGTGGTTCGTTCTATATCGGGTTGGGCCAGAACACGATGACCTGGTATGGAGCTTCTGCTACAGCAGGAGGCTCTGGTGCTGATTCAATTATCTCGTACACCCAGCGTTTTACGATGGACACTAGTGGGTACTCCACGTTTGCAAGCATTGCTGCATTCAACGGTGCTACTCCAGACACGTCTTATGGCGTAACAGCTAACACAGGCTTTAAGTCAATTGGTGATGGCTCTGGCCTGCGACTGTTGAACACTGCAAATAATGGCGGCGGCACGATTGTTGCAAACAACGGGGCTGCGGGCGGTATCTCGATTGGCGGAGATTCTGGACCCACTTACATCCAAGGCAACGGGATCAATCGATTCTCTGTCAACAACACCTCTGTCAACACTCTAGGGGCGACTCTGGGGGTTTTCTATGACTATGGAGCCGCCAGCGTTGGAAACGTTGCATCATTCGCTGATAACGTCAACACGGTCAGCGTGTTTATGCGCCTCACAGGAGGCGGATACAACGGGCTTGTTCAGGCAGGTGATTCGGCTATTTTTCAAGCTCAAACTACACCTGATTATGGTCTTGTGGTTGGTAAACACAATGGCGCGTCAATTCGTTTTTCGCCAACAAACTTGACGTTTGGTGCAAGCAGCAACACAGTTGGTCGCTGGAGCACAACGGGTCTTGTGGTGAATGGAAGCAATTCTCCAACCGTGTCGCTGCTTCAAGTTGGCAATTGCAACTACAACGCCAACACAGCAGTTGCCGTTATCGGCACAAGCAACGCCAACCAGCCTGCTTTGGTCCTGACCAACTGGTATGGGTCTGCCGCAACTTATTCACCCTATCTTGGCTTTGACCATAGCGGTGTGTCTGGCTGGTCTATTGGCCCCTCCAACTCGGGTGGCAGTTTCCGTATTGTCAACGGAGGCATCACCTCAGACGCGGGCATGTTGATTGCTTCAGACGGCAAGACGTACATCTCTAATTTCAGCAACTTTTCGGATCCGTTTGGCGTTGGGGCTCTTGTTGTTCGCTCTGGCGGGCACACTGCCTATTTTGGCAATACCGCATCGTCAGGATACACCAATCTTGTGATTCGTCGTGAGGGTGCATCTTCCGGTGACCAGATTTACTTCTACACCACCTCTGGTGGAAGCGCTGTGCTGGCAGGTATCGTTGGATCGTCTGGTAGTAGCACGGTCTACGGCACTTCTTCGGATTACCGTCTCAAGAAAAATGCCCGACCCGTTGAAAATGCTATGTCACGCATCATGGCGATTGAGCCTTGTTCGTTTGATTGGATCCAAGACAACTCTTACGGTGAAAGCTTCATTGCTCACAAACTTGCAGAAAAATTCCCTCTTGCTGTTCTGGGCGTAAAAGATGAACTTGATCATGAAGGCAATCCTAAATATCAATCAATCGACCCGGCAAAATTGGTGCCAGCTTTGGTTGCCGCATTCCAAGAGTTGAAAAACGAATTTGACGCTTACAAAGCGGCTCACGCATAAGGAAAAATCATGAGTGCAACATTTACATGGACGGTCAATCAGATGATTGTCGTCCCGCAAGTTGACGGCAAAACGCAAGTTGTGATTGATGCAAACTGGACTTGTACCGGCTCCCAGCAAAATCAGGGCGTTGTCGTGACAAAAAACGTCTTTGGCAGCGCCCAGTTTGAACTTGATCCATCGTCAAATTTCACGCCTTATAGCCAATTGACGCAAGACCAAGTTCTTGGCTGGATTTGGAGTACTGACGGCGTAAAAACACAGGCTGAGCAAAACGTTCAAGATCAAATTGACGAAGAGATTGCCAGACCTCAGGTCAGTCCTCCACTTCCTTGGATACAACCGATCCCACCGGCTGTATGATTTCATGGGGAAGCCATCACCCCATTTTTGATGGCACTTTTGGAGAAGAAAATTGGAACTGACACTTAAACTGACAGTTGAGGAAGTCAACAGCGTTTTGCAAGTCTTGGGCGAATTGCCTAGCAAGACTGGCGCCTGGCCGTTGATCATGAAAATCAAACAACAGGCTGACGCGCAAATGCCAAAGCCTGAGACACCACCCGCAGCGGAGTAAAAATGAGTGCAGACATCGATCCAGTCAAGTACGGAGTGCTATGGCAAAAAGTTCAAGACCTTGATAAAAAGGTTGACAAACTAGAAGCCGGCATGGACGAACTATTGGCGCTTGCTAACCAGGGCCGCGGAGGCTTTTGGGCTGGCATGGCATTGGTGTCTGCAATCTCCTCTGCTGTGGGTTACTTCTCGCACTGGTTTCACGGAGCTAAGTGATGAATTGGGCAGACGTACTCAAGGCAGTCATCCCGGTCATTGTGGCTTCACTTGCTTGGCTACTTGGTCAGGTGTCTGATTTTTCAGTACGTCTCACCAAGATTGAAGGCAGCATGCCGGCCTTGATCACCAAAGAAGGCGTACCAACAGATTCGCCGATCTCTGCTGAGCGCCGTCATGCCATGAAAGAAGAGATCTATAGAGACATCCATCAGCTTCAAGTCAAGGTTCAGTTGCTTGAGGAACGCGAAAGGATGGCGAAAAAATGATTCCGGCATTGATCGCTCCTTTGCTGTCTCAGGGCCTATCCTTGATCAGCAATGCTGTTATGGCAAAAGGCAAAGACTGGGTTGAAGAAAAGACTGGCGTCAAGCTGGACCAGCCTTTGACCGAAGCAGATGCACTCAAACTCCGTCAATACGAGATGGACCATGAGGAGGAGTTGCTGCGCCTGAGAATCGAAGACAACAAGATTGATCTCGAGTCATTCAAGGAAGAAGTCAAGGATCGTGGAAGTGCTCGCGAACGTGACATGGAGTTCATCAAGCGAGGCGTGACTAACAATCGCGCCAACGTGATGTTCTTCTTGGCTGTTGTGATGGTTGGCTTGCTCGTTTGGATTGTCTGGAAAGACCAGAACATCAACGAGTACGTCAAGGGCATCTTCACATTGGTACTCGGCCGCTTCCTTGGGTATCTTGACAACATCTACAGCTTTGAGTTTGGCACGACACGTGGCAGCAAGGAAAAAGATGAGACGATCAAGCAATTGACAGGAGGCAACAAATGAGCTTGAGCCAAGAACAAGCCGCATTCCTCCTTGATGCTTGCAAGCTGATTGAGTATGCAACTCAAGTAGGTTGGACTGTGACAGGTGGCGAACTGTATCGCACTCCTGAACAGCAGGAGATCTATTTGAAGACAGGTCGCAGCAAGACCATGGCAAGCCTGCATTTGAAGCGCTGCGCAATCGACTTGAACTTTTTCCGTGATGGCAAGCTCGTTTGGGACAAAGCTCAGCTGGCCCCACTTGGCGCCTACTGGGAAGGCCTGCATCCAAAAAACCGTTGGGGCGGCAACTTCAAAAGCTTGGTAGACGTCCCGCACTTTGAGAGGAACGTGTAATGCCACAGGCAATGACCTTTACGTCGCTTCAAAACGACGTCCGCAGCTACCTGGAACGTGGGGCATCTGCTGTCACGGATCCGTTGGTCTATGCACAAATTCCAAGCTTGATCAATTTTGCCGAGCGCCGCATCAGCCGCGACCTCAAGATTCAAGGCTTCCAGACTGTTGTGGTGACAAACTTGCAAGCCGGCGTGGCTGTGCTTGCTAAGCCTGATCGTTGGCGTGAGACCATCTCAATGAACATTGGGACAGGAGCCGGCAACAACACTCGCAAGCAGCTGTTCACGCGTGCCTATGAGTATGTCCGTGACTACTGGCCAACCGAGACTGAAGTTGACGAGCCTGTGTTTTATGCTGACTACAACTACACCAACTGGATCATCGCCCCAACTCCTGATGAGGCGTATCCTGTTGAGATCCTGTACTACGAATTGCCGGTCTTGTTGGATGAGAACACTCAGACCAACTGGCTCACACAATATGCTCCCAACTTGCTGCTATATGCAACCCTGTTGGAAGCCACTCCATTCCTGAAAAACGACGAACGCATCCCTGTCTGGCAAGGCATGTACGCATCAGCTGCCCAAGCGCTGCAAGGTGAAGACATGAGCAAGATCTTGGACCGTGGTGCCGTGAGAAACGAGGCCTAATATGACCGTCTACACCAACATCTTTGGCGGCAGCAACATCTCTCCTGCAGAGATCAGCTATGCTGAAGTCTCTTTGACAGCCAACACGACGTTTGATTGGGCCCTTGAAACGGCTCCTTCAAGCAACTTGATTGCCGGCATCATGGATGTCACGGCAACAGCCGGTCCATGGATCATGACCTTGCCGAGCGCTCTTGAAGCCTCGACTGGTCAAGCAATCCTGATCAACAACGTTGGCGCCCAGACGTTCATCATTCAAAGTGCTGATGGAACCCAAGTCGCTGCACCTGTCTCCGGATCGGTGTGGCAACTGTACCTGACTGACAATACAACCGTCGGTGGTACATGGCAAGCTTTCTTGTATGGCGCCCAAGTCTCGACTGCCAACGCAGCTTCGCTTGCAGGAACAGGCCTGATTGCCATCGGCACCCTTTTGTCACTGGCAATGCCTGTCACGTTCTTCGGCATCAACTACACGGCTGGTGTGGCTGATCGTGCAAAGACACTCATCTGGAACGGCGGCGCGGGTGTCATCACCATGACGACTGCAGGTACCCTTGGCGACAACTGGTTCTTCCAGCTCCGCAACGAAGGTACTGGCGCCTTGGTGGTTGATCCCCCAGGATCCCAGACTATCAACGGCTTGTCAACCCTGACATTCCAACCTGGTGACTCGGCCATCATCTTTACGGATGGCAACAACTTCTATACGATCGGCTACGGTCAAGCGCCAGTCTTTGCGTTTGACTACACATCGATCAACGTGGCGGGATCTGGCAACTATGTGCTTTCAGGCAGTGAACTGAACCGCATCGCCTACAACTTCACCGGTGTCTTGACAGGCAACCGCACGATCATCGTGCCACAGACCGTCCAGCAGTACTGGGTGGCCAACAACACGACAGGCCCCTACACGCTGACCGTCAAGACAGCAATTGCTTCTGGCTACACGGTCAACCAAGGATCTCGCGTCATCTTGTATTCCGATGGCACCAACGTGGTTGCTGCTGATACTGGTGGCGTGTCTGTTCCAATCAGCGTGTCTGACGGTGGTACTGGAGCCACAACTGCTGGCAACGCCTTGATCAACCTGGGCGGCACGGCAACGGGCATTGCGATCTTTACGGCAGCAGATCAACCGGCAGCTCAAGCTGCAATTGGTCTCGATCCAATTCAAGGCGGAACCTACTAATGACAACGTCGCCCGTCATTCTCAAGTCACTACCTGGCATCAAGCGTGATGGTACCAGGTATGAGGGCGACTACTACGTCGACGGACAATGGGTCCGTTGGCAACGGGGTCTTCCCCGCAAGATCGGTGGCTACACCGTCATCAACCGCTATTTGACTGAAGTCAGCCGCGGCGTTAAGACCTTCACCCAAAACGGCCAGACCTACTTCCATTCTGGTTCGGCTGATTTTGTTGAGCGTTTTTCGATTGATGCCAGTGGCAATTCAAGCCTGATTACGGACCGCACTCCGGTGACGTACAACGCCAACGACAACAACCTTTGGCAGTTTGACGTCATCTACGACAGCCAGTCCATCCCGGCAGCCAACATGATCGTGGCCCAAGTGGCCCCTAATGCCAACTGCCTCTGCAACACAGATGGCGGCCAGTTGTTCATCGGTTCCATGACCGGGACTGATCGACTGACCGAGATCACCACCTTCCCAGCTGGCGTCAGCGTGACTGGTGGCGTGGTGTCCCTGCACCCCTACCTGATGTATTTTGGCAATGATGGCGTCGTCGGATGGTCTGTAGCCGGAGCACCAACTGATTTGACTGGCCTGGGCTCAGGGAGTGCGCGCGTAGCAGGTCAAAAGATCGTCCGTGGCCTTGCCCTTAGGGGTGGCCCAGGAAACGCGCCAGCGGGCCTCTTTTGGAGCGCAGACGCTGTTATCCGAGCTTCCTTTGTCGGTGGCCAGGAGATCTTCCAGTTTGACACGATCAGCCCGTACTCCAGCATCTTGTCCGCCGCCTCGGTGATCGAGTACGACGGCCAATACTTCTGGCTCGGAACTGACCGCATGCTGATGTTCAATGGCGTGGTTCGCGAGATCCCCAACAACCTGAACATCAACTACTTCTATGACGGCTTGAATCGGGAAGCCGCTCAGCGCGTCTGGGCGTTCAAGGTTCCCCGTTACGGCGAGATCTGGTGGTGTTATCCACGCGGCACGGCTACCGAGTGCACGCATGCCATCATCTACAACGTTCGCGAGAACACCTGGTATGACACCGAACTGCCTAATGGCGGACGGACTGCTGGCGAATGGTCGCCCTTGTACGCCGCTCCGCTGTTGTGCGGCCTGCAGCAATCAACCTACATTGCCAACAACCGCGTGACAGAAGACGGCAATCTGCGCATCACCCAAAATGATGACCAGCGGATCGTGGTTCCTGAAGAAGGCTACAAGGTCTGGCAGCATGAGCACGATGTCAACGAGATCGATGGCCAGTTCATCACGGCCGTGCCTTCGTTCTTTGAGACGGCAGACATGAGCATGCTGGTTCCTTCTGGCGGATCCAAGAACAAGTGGATTCGGGTGGAAGCCATTGAACCTGACTTTGTGCAGTCTGAAAACATGACCGTCCAGCTGACCGGACGTGCCAACGCAAAAGCGCTTGAGGTCCCTGGTCCTGAGCGCACGATCTTTGCGCAACCTGCAGATCCCTATGAGCAGGTTGTCTGGTTCAAGGAAGAACGCCGCGAACTGCGATTTAAGTTCACTTCAAACACCATCAACGGCGACTATCAAATGGGCCAGATCATCGCCCACGTTGGCGAGGCCGACGGTTCTATGCTGGGTGGTGTTGCCGGGGGTTCCACGTGATCACGCAACCCGTTATAATTGGTCTGCGCGATTGGGCCGATCAGATCGTTATGGATCTGTCAACCTATGGCGTACTCATGAGGCTAGACAATGAGGACAAGTGGCAGGAGTGGGCTCTACAGTTCTGCGCAATCTCAGGATTGAGCCAAAAGAACGTTCCAAATCCATTTGACTTTGCTGACTGGCGTAGTTGGGCACAACGCTTTGTACAAATGGTGGACTAATGACCGATCAAGAATTCATCCAGCTGCTGAATGAAGTAGCTAAAAAAGCCAAGCCGTTTAACAGCGAGCTTTTACCGATTGACTCCATGGACATGGTCCTCAAGGAGACGGGCTTAGACAGCCTAGACATGCTGATGTGCGTAGTCTATCTGTGCGAGATCTACGATGTAGAGGATGAAAAAAGTAAGGAAATGTTGGGCGAAACGCCGCAAGACCTGCTGAACTTCTTGAAAGAATGGGGACGCAGACAACCTGCTGACCTGGCTCAGGCCAAGGAGTGGTTCGTATGAGAATCTTCCTCACCGAAAGCCGCACTGCGTGCACTGAGGACACAATTCTCTTTGAGAACCACACTTTTCCCCAAAAAGTCCACCTGTTTCCAGAGACTTACAGTCGGGTCAAGACTGGCCTGATCAATCCGGCTCACCAAGTAGCTGAAAAGGTCCTGGATCCCAACCTCCTGAAGCGCCTTCGGGAGACCCAAACTGGCAAGACTGCCTTCCTCCTGGCTTCCGGCAACAGCAATTTTGCCAACGAAGGGGCCAAACTCAACCGCGAAAATGAATGGACCTACAACTACAAGGTCCTTCCGCTGTCCCTGACCCAGATTTACGCTGGTCGGGTAGCCGCGCAGTGCGGGGACATTGACCACACAGCCACGGATGCCACCGCTTGCACCTCGAGTCTCAAGGTCTTGATGGACGTGCAGACCCTGATCAAGTTCTATGGCTTCGACCGGGTCATCGTATTGGCCGTCGAGGATCAAGTGAACAACATGACGCTCCAGTTTTTTGGAGAAGCCAAGGCAACCTTGACTGAAAGCATGGCCGAGACTCACCAGGTGGTCCCCAGTGCATTCGATTCCAAGAATTTTGGGTTCTACATAGGTCAGGGTGCCGCGTTTGCCGTATTTGAGTCTGAGGCGGCCTTAAAAAAGGGTGGAATGCCAGCAAAAGCCGAGCTTTTGTCAGCCTGGACGGCAACCGAGGTGGCCACGAACGCCATCGGACAACGAGAAGACGGTCAAGGATTTAGACGAGCTATCGAGGGCGCGCTGAAACTTTGTCAAGTTTCCTCAGAACAAATTAAAATCGTGAAAACTCATGGTACCGGTACCAGATCTAACAACGATGCTGAAAAAGCAGCGCTGGAAAGGTGCTTGAGTGGGTTTGTAGCGACATCGTATAAGCAACGAATCGGCCATACGATGGGAGCGAGCGGACTGTTAGAGACCCTCTTGCTGTTCAATGATTTAGAAAAGGGAACTGTCCCTGGGATCTTGAATCGGACTGAGGAGGATCATGTTTTCCTCTCTGAAGCGGTTGAAGCACCTAAAGGGATGGTGTTAAGCTTGAGTGCTGGCATGGGCAACGTGTTCAGTGCTGCGCTTTTCAACATGAGGATCTAACTATGCCGCTCGTAGACAGCAGACAACAAATGCTCGACCTTGGCGAACTACTCAAAGTAGCCGCTGAGAACACAAAATCTGAGTACCCGATTGAATTCGTGTACGCTGCCTTCGTCAAGGAGGTTCAGATGCCTGATAGCAAGTTCTATCGATATGGCAACACTGTCTACGTCGTGCACGGTTCACCGAAGACTCCTCGCAAGGGCACGTTCAGAGCATTGAACGCTGACACAGCTCCCAATTTCCTCGCCTCAGGTTACGCTTTTGTCGTTGATGCTTACAAAGCAGGTTTCGACACACTGGTTACCCAGTTCAGCGACCAAAGCCTCTTGAATATCTTCCGTCAGATTGCAAAGAACCCTCCCAACCCAGGCATGGGCTACAACGTCCAGATGCTCGGTGATGGGCAGTACCAGGTTGGATTGCAACTCGGAACAAAACGTGAAGGAGCACAATAATGGGTGCAGTAGCAAGTTTAGTTGAAGACGTTGTTGGCGGCGTAGTTGAAGCCGTTGGTGATGTCGTTGAAGGCGTGGTTGACGTCGTCAAGGA